GATCATGGCTGTTGCTCCTGCGGTTGCCGTGGCAGCAGTCCCTCCGCCTGTACGGCGGCACGCAAAACCTCAAGCGCGCGGCGGGTAGCGACCGGGTTGCCCGCGAGCGAGGCCCGTGCAACGCGGGTTGCGGCCCGCACGATGGCGGGGCGCGACATCGCCTCGGCCGCCAGCCGAGTGCCAACAATAGTTGTGATTGCGGTGAGCGGCTCGGCCCATATGGCGCTACCACTAAAACCGCCCCATAACCCGCGCGCCGTTCCGCTCGGATTGCCGTATTTGGTGATGCGTTCCTTGACGTGATTGGAAACGATGAACAGGTCGTTGAGCGCCGCCGCCTGCTGACCGGAAAACAACTCCTGCTTGGCAGCACCCGACATGTTGCCCCACGCCGTCACGAAGCGATCGGGGCTGAATGGTGTATCCGGCGCCGCCTTGCCGAGCCGGTTGATCAGTGCCGAGCCCACCTCGCCCCAGGCATCCGGCCCCATCGCCTGCTTGGCCAACCGCAGCTTGAGCATGTCGGCGCCGGCCTTGGCCTTGGCAAAGGTCGCGAGCCGCTCCAACACCTGTTCCGGCGCGGCGTCGCCCCTGACGCCTACCACCTTGGCCAACGCCTCCTGCTGCCGCTTGGTTTGCCGCGCTAGGACATTCGCATCCTTCCAGGCCGAGAATGCCTCCGGGCTGTTCTGGCGCAGGACAGTGCCAAGATCCTTGGTCAGGGCGCCATAGATGCGCTTGGCTTCGGTCGGGTTGATGCCTTCGGCAATCAACTCCTGCGGCGTGCGCTCGCCAAGGTAGGAGCGCAGATCCTTGGTGCCGGTGTAGTTCATGCCCGGTGGCTGGGCGAGGTCCGGGTTGCGCCGCATGAGGCCGGCTCGCAATTCCGGCGCAACGTCAGCCAAGGGGTCTTTCACCGCATCCGACACAATGTCGATCGCGCGGCTGCTGCCGGGAATGCGCGCATTGGCGCGCTCGGCCCGCATCTGCTGCACCAATTCTGCGGTATTGGTCAGCGGCACCCGGATTTCCGGGTCAACCAGCGCATCAACGGCCTTATAGGCATCACTGACCGGCTTCTTGCTGCCGGTGGTGATGAACGAGGTCAGGCCGGTCTTGGCCCGCTCGCCGGCTGCCTCCGAGGTGACCGCCGGGGCGATTTCACCCGCCGCCCGTCCTAGATTGGTGGTCAATTCCTCGGCCGAGCGCACGATCGGCTGGCCCGCCCATGGCACATTCTTGAGGCCCGCCGCAACCTGCGGCATGACCGTTCCTTCGGTGGCGATATAGCCCGGCAGAGTGACGCCGCCGCCGGGAAGGCGGGCCCCAGCCTCGACCGCTTGCTGTGATGCCGAACCCACTGGCGGCACCGGCGTAGGCACGGGCGCAGCAGGCTTTCCAGTTGAGATACGGCGGCCAAATACGCCCTCGCCACCAAGGCCGCGGAAGCCCAGCCCCATCTGGGCGGCCCCTGCGATCGTGCCGGCGGCCTGCTCGGCGGCCTGCGGATCAGCGCCGTAGGTTAGCTCGGTGGCAGCAGCGGGGGCGCCCTTGATGACATCGCGCGCGGCGGCAATGCTCGGCGGCGGGTCGTTCCAAACCTTGCTGGCAAAGTTGCCGAGTTTTTCGAGGAATGGCTTGTCGGGAGCCGGCTTCGCATAGTCCATCCACGGCCCGGCCGGTGGCCCTTCCACCGGGCCGGCGGCGGCTGGGGTGGTGGCGTAGTCTTCCCAAGGTCCGGGCATGCTACTTCCTCACGGGGGCCCAATTGCTCTCGTCGGCCGGATCGCCGCCCTTGAACACATAGCCGCCCTTGACGAAACCGGGCTTTGGCGGCGGTGGCGTGCCGCCACCTTGCGGGCGCTGGCTGGTATCGAATTCCGGGGGCGGCGCAGTGCCGGGACCGTGGACGATTTCGTGCCGGATGCGCTTTACCCGTTCAAGATTGCGGAGGAACTGATCCGGCGTTTGCGATTGATCGAGCGCCCCGATGCTGTCCTGTAATAGTTTATGTTCGCCCTGGGTAACGGCGCCAAGACCGGAGGCGCCAGTGGGCGATTGCGAGCGCATCTGCTGCAGCTTGTCGAATGAGGCATTGGCCTTGACCGTATCAATCAGCTTGCCGACATCATGCGCCCGCGAACCCGGTATGGCTTTCATCAGATTGCCAAAGCCACCCGCGATCATGCCGGGATATTGCTTGGTTTCGGCGAGGGCGCGGTCGATGTCCTCGGTAACCGGATCGATCATGCCGGCCTGTTTTTTCCGGGTTTCCTCCGCTGTCTGTTGCTGCACCCGAAGTTTGGTTTGCTCCTTGCGCCATTCCTTCGGATCGGAGCCGGGGGGTGCCGGCGGGATGCCGCTACCCGGAGGCGCCGCCCCCGGCTGCGTCGAGCCCTGCTGTGCGGTGGTGGTGTCGCCGGGCACCACACCGGGCGTAAATGGCTGGGTTTCGCGCGTCCGCTTGTTGGCCCACACCGGCACGGTTTCACCCGGGTAGGTCGGATGTGGCGCCTGCACAATCTGCCAATCACCCTCGGTTTTTGACGAATAGAATTTCTCAGCCGCCGGCCCATACTTGGCAATATCGCGCTGGATTTTGTCGAGGTCGCTCTCGCCGCTGCGGGCGAATGCGCGATCGGCATTGGCCTGCGCCCGCGCCTGATCGGCCCGATGCTGTTTGAGTTGTGCCGCCGCTGCTGCCGTGCGGGCATCGATCTGCGCACCACCCTGGAAGCCTTCCAGGGCCTGGCCCCAGCTACTCTGCCCGCGCAGCGGGTTGGATGGTGCCAGCAGCCCCAGGCCAAGCCCGATCAGGGAATTGCTACGGCTGGTGAACGCATCGCCCAGGCTCGCCGGCTGGCCGGCGGCGTCCTGCGGCTGGAACATATCCCAAAGACTATTCGGCATTTTCCGCTCCCGTTAGAGCATCCCGAGCAAACCACCAAGGCCAGCGCCAACAGCACCGCCGGCCGGCCCGCCGAACGAGCCGCCAATGCCGGCCCCGGCGGCAGCGCCGCCGAACAGCTTCTGCAGGGTCGAGGGCTGGTTGATCGGGGTGGTCTGCGTGCCGAACTGCGTGCCGCCCAAAGCCCCAGCCCCGCCAGCAATGGCATTGAGCCGTGCCGCGTTTTCCCACTGCCGCGATTGCGCTTGGTTGTAGAGTTTGATCTGGTCATCCCAGAATTTTTGGTCACGCTCTTGATAAAATTGCCCGATGTTGGCCAGCCCCTGCGCCGGTGCCAGTTGTGCCTGATCGAGCGTCGGCATCAGTTGCGACCACTGCCCCGCTTGTTGCTGCGCGCCGCTGGCGATTTGTTGCATCTGCTGCTGCCGGCGGGCGTAGTCCTGGGCTAAAACCGGATCAGCCGCTTCTGCCATTGCCCGCGCAGCCACGTCAGTGTGCTGACCCGAACCGTAGCGCCCAGCGCCACTCATGCTTGAGCCAATCTTGTCGCTGATCTGCCGATTGCTGGTGTTGAGCATGTTCTGCAGGTACGGATTTTGATCGCCCTGCGCCTGCTCATAGAGCGAGCGCAATTCCGGGCTAAAGCCCTGGTCTTGGATCGTCTTGGTGCCAAGACCGATCGCCGCATTGACGCCGGCCGAGCCGCCCAAATTCTTCGTGTACAGGTCTTGTTGGGCATTAAGACCTTGTTGCAGTGTCGGCGTGATATTCGCGATGGTCTGGTTAGGCCACGGCAGGTAGCCCTGATCGGCACCGAACATATTGCCGGCGGCGCCCATTGCCTGTTGCAGATACGGCTGCGCCGCTCCCCATGGATCGCGCGTTTGCTGGGTTTGCTGCGTAACGGGCTGCTGGCTGCTTGATCCCATCAGAGCACCTTTTCCATGGTGTAATGCGTGAGCCGGTAGCCGGCGGGTTTCAGAATTTTGGCCCAGCCCGGTCGGCAGATCGGCCGGCATTCCACGACGCCGGCCCGTTTCAGTAGTTGCTCGAATTCAGGCAGCAGGTACGCCCAGGTTTTGTATCGCTGCCCCGTCATCCAGATCCATTCGGCAATGAGATCGTTGCCGCGCATGTGCAGGCGCACGCCGAACAGCGCCACCGGCTTGTCAATGGTTTCATCCCAGGCCAGCGTCAGCCGTACCTCGCGGTACATGACCTTGCGGGCGATCTCCTTCACGTCTTCCTTGGTACGCTTGGCTATCGACGGCAGGAACGGAAACCAGAACGGCGCCCAATCGAGGAGCGACTTTTCATCGATCGGGATCGGGATCAGCTGCATTTCACAGCTTGATCATCACATTCCAGAATGCGGTCGGCTGCATGACGTTGAACGGAGTGCCGCTGCCGGCAAGGGCTGTTGTATTCGCATAATTAACACCCCTCATAAACGATCCGCCGGGGCCAGCGTCGGCACCTGTGTCAGTAAGAAGAAACGCACTAGCCAGAGCGTTATGAGCGTGGGAGGGCATTTCTGCTACGCTTTGCGCATGCGTTTCCTCGCCGACCGTTGAACCGAGCGGGCGAGCCGTTAGACCACTACCCGAACCAGCAACGGCAAACGACCGCCCAAGTTGCTTCGTCAGGGTCATGCGGCAATTTGCAGCCCAAGCCGTTGCTGCATCGGTCTGTGCCGCTCTGGTAGTATCCGCACCGGCGCTGGTCAGGATCGGCGCCCATGCATCGAGAATGTTGTTAAATAACAGCGTAAACAAAGCCTGTGCATCCGCATTGGCGCGCGACGCCCCCGAGGTCGCGCTCCCGATGGTGCCGTCATCCATCATTATCCAGCCGATATCGGCAACGGTTTTCAACGTCAGCTTGGCGTCGCCGGTGGTGAAAACCGATTGCACCGATCCGAGCACAATCCAGTTGGTGCCGTCATAGATGAATTCAACACGCGCTCCTTCGACCAACTCATGACCGACAAGAGCAACGCCGAGTTGGTCCTTGATTGCCACCGCACCGAGGCCGTCCATTTCCAGCGTGGCGGCGCCGGTGTTGGTCAGTGATGGCCCGATCTTGAGCAGCACCCGCAAGCCGGTTGGAATGGGCGCGGTGTAACCCACACCCGAAGTGAACGTCTGCGCGTTGGCACTGCCGCCGGTAACGATCGAGCTATTCTGCAAATTGCGTTGCTTGGCGTGCGCGGCCATCATCGAGCGCGAAGAATTGTTCACTGAGGCGCGCGGCTGACCTTCTGCCCAATTGATCGAACTGTCAGAGTTGCTGTTGTTGGCCGCAGTAACCGACCAGTCTTGGATGTTCTCGCCGGGCATTGGCTATTCCTCACAGCATCTTGTTGACGGCGTTTTCAACTGCGCTTTGCAATGCCGTATCGGTGATGGCAGCACCATCGGCTTGCACGGCAACATCCATGACGACGATTGGCGTCGCTTGCGTTGCGGAGGCGTCAGGCATCGTGAACGTCTGCTGTGCCCATTTGATGCGCGTGTTGTGCGCTGGCACGTTCGCGGCCTCGCCGATAATGTAGTTCGCGTATGTCAGGCACGCGACCTTGATCCGACCGACAAAGATCATGTCATTCATTAATTCTGCCGATTGCTCATAGGTGAGTGCCATCATGATCTCCTGCGTGCGCGGATGTAGACATTATTCATGTTGAAGGCACTGTGATGCCCGTAAGCAACGAACCAGATCGTCCGGTTGGCACCGGAAAAATTCAACTGTCTTGCCGCAATGGCAGCGGCGAAATCACCAACACTGTTGATCCGAAAAGTAACCGACCAATTGGCCTGATAAGTTGCCGATGTTTCTGACAGACCCAGATAGCCCTCATGGGTTGAGGCGGCGCTGCCGATAAGACCGCTCCCCCACACATCCCAATCCCCGGCAGGAAGAGAGATCGACGCGACATTGGTCCACGTTGTGATCGCCACGGCCCCCGAAATCGGCCCCACTTCCTTAAATTCGCCAATGTAGCCGGCCGCGACCGCGCTGCCGTTGGTGCGGCCTATCATGTTCAGCACGCCGGTCGTCGTATCGCCGGCCTTCTGCACGAAAGGCCCACCGCCAGCGGTCGTTGATCCGGTGCCGCCATTGGCGACCGATACCGGCACCGTCAGGGCTACATCGTTGGCATTAACCGTAATGCCGGTGCCGGCACCAACGTCGATCGTCCGGTTGGCAGACAGGTCGCCGCCGCCGGTCAGGCCGGCCCCCGCCGTGATGGTTCGCGTTGCTAGAACACCGACACCGATGCCGAGCGCATTGCGCGCAGTGTAGGGATCGCGGGCATTATCAAAAGCAATGCGGTATGGAGGCCGCAGGTCATCGGTCATGACGTAACGCCATCACCGTCCGGTTGCACGCTGACCGCCACACCTTGGGCGTGCGTCCATGTTGATGCGTAGGGAATGTACCGCCGGAAGCGATGCAGCCGCGCCGAGGTCATCACGAAGGCCGATCCCACAAGCGGCTCAACGTCGATCGGCAGCGACCATACCGGCGGCCCGCCCTGCAACACCTCGCGTATGCCATTGGAGATCGAGCCCGCCGCATCGGCATCATCCAGCGGGTATACCTCATTCACGAATGCCCGCTGGCCCGGCACCAGATGCGCCTCGGCGGTTTCCAGCGTGGCCGGCAGGTTGGGGCCTTGCAGGGTCGCCAAAAAGCCATCGGGGTCGATGGCACCTATCAGCGGTCGGCCACCCTGATAGGCGAAGCTGTCGAGCGGCTGCGCGGCACTGTCAAGCAAGGCGTCGTCCGTTTCCGGCCCGGTGGTATCGAGGTCGAGGCCGGCCGTAGCCAGCAGCCCCCAGACCTGCGCAGGCACAGATGCCTTGGCCCAGCGGCCATTACTCCAGTCGAAAATGATCTGCTTATCGTATGTCGGCGACGCCGAACTGGCATGAAACACCCACACCACCCGCGGCTTGTTCACG